TGTCTCTCAGTGGTTTATTTGTTTCACTGCTGAATGTTTCTTCAAAATTCAAGTTGTTGAATCTCACAGTATTTTCGCTGCCAAATACAAAACGACTTTTGCGAGTGAGCATTTCCCAATCACTACCATCGTAATTGAATCTTACAATCCAACTTTGATCTCTGCCTGTGCTGCTGGCGTCACCTTCATACTGTCTACTCCACAGTGCAACACTATTACTGGTAACACTGTTGCTGGGCAAGTCAGCTGTTTGAATTATCATCCATTCTTGACTGATAGGATTGTATCTCAAACCAAAGCTGTTTCTATTTGTAATTTTTGTTAAGATAGAAGATTTAACTGTTGCTGTTAACTCAGGAGCAAAGCTAGGTATAATTCTGTTTATTCTAGCTCCACTTGGAATAATCTGACTCAGTACCACTGCACCTTTGCCACTTTGATCAACACCTTGTGGTACACCAGAACTGTCATCTCTGCCCAGTCCATCTTTGTACAAGCTGCTAACTCTAGTCCACTGTGTGTCTGCACTTGCTACAACTGCTTTTGCAGTTGCTCCTGCGCCGCCCCCGCCGCTTATTGTAATACTGATAGCATCGTTGTAGCCACTGCCTTCATCTGTGATTGTAATACTTTGAACTTCGCCTGATATTACATTGGCAATTGCAGTTGCGCCACTGCCTGTTCCTGCAATAGTAACAGTAGGTGTACTGGTATAGCCGCTGCCTTTTGCTGTAACTTCAATAGTTTTTACATAACCCAGTTTGTAAGGTGCTGTGATAAATTCAACTAATCCATCAACATCTGCTTTGTGTAAACTACTGGTTGCAGTTCTGCCTAATCTCTGTACAATACCATTGTATGTGATATAACCTGTGCAAGTATTTGCACCTTTTGTTACTTGGTTCCAACGATATACATTAGTGCCGTCGCTGCTGATTACTGTTAAACCAGCGTCTGCATCTGTGTATTGTACACTAGGTGTAAATGTACCATTGTAAGAATGATGATTGTAGTAAAAGTTTTTAACTTCAGGATTGCTCAACTGAGGTTTAATGTATCTACTGTAAATCTGTTCACTGTTTAATCCTACACTGCCACTGATTAAACTGCGAGTAGTAACATTTTCTTCATACAAGTAACCATCATTTAAAAAGTTTATTGCATCACTGTATGTTGCTGTAGGATCATATATGTCACGGAATCTGCTGTGACCACTGTGTACTCTGTTAATACTTTTGATTTTGCGAATGTTTTCACTAACTGTTACAGGAAAAATACTGTAGTCATCTGCTGTGACCATACGGTCCTGTGTAGCAAAGAAGCGTCCTGCATTTGCTTTGATACTTGCAATACTTTCTCTAGCACTTGCGTTTGTAATATTGCTTTTTAAACTGAGTCCCAACTTAGCACTGTACTTGTTGCCGTCGCTACCAATGTAATCAAACAAGAATCTTTTATTACCAAAGCTGTCAGGATTTAAACCATAGGTCAAGTTAAGTCCTGTGCGATACCACACACGAATAATACCACGTGGTATGTTACCAAAATCTCCGTCAGCAAAAACAACACTGATCTGATCATCTTCTCTGCTGGCTACTGTATAAATGTCTCTAACGCTGTTTTCAGTTGAATTGAAAATACTGTTTAGACCAAACAGTCTGTCAACTCTAGTCCATGTTTTTTGTACCTGTCCAACTTCGTCGATTGTCTGTACCCAAATATTTCCATTACTAACATTGGCTTCATTGATGTCGATAACCATGTTAGGAATACCTTCATTGATTGTAAAGTCTTTGTAGGCTAGTTTACCTTGTTTAACACCTAAAAAGAATCCTGTGTTAGCACTGCTAAATCCACTGTTGTCATTGCGATACAGCATGTCAATTACACCGTATGGGTCAGGTATTTTTTCATACAGTGATCCTGTGCTAGAATCATAACTCACACTGTGCAATGAAAAACTTGCATTTGAACCTTGCACTTTACTGGTGAAACTGCTTTTGTTTGTGTTTTCTACACTGTTGGTTCTGTAAATTTCGTTTGTAATACCGTTGCTAATGAATTTGTTATACGGAGAACCAAACTGACTGGTGCTTTGAAACATTGCGTTCATTATGGTTAAGAAATTTTGATATGTATCTGAATCTGTGCTGTCTTCAAACATTATAGTCTGATTAGACAGTGTATTACCTTGTACATCATACAATGGCTGATTGGTAGTAACACTGTCAATTTTTAAATATCCGCTGGCAACAACGTTGCGTGTAGGTGTATAACCCAAAAACTCAGCTATACGCAAGGCGCTTTCTCTGCGTTCAGCTGTGCTTAAATAATTCTCTCTGCTTGCTAGGTCTGCTCTAAATGCTAGATTGTGACCTAAGAATGCCATAAGTTCAATTAAACTTACAAATTCACTTGATGTAATCCAGTCGTTGAAGTTTTCTGGATAGTTGTTCGTTATGTACTCCACCATGCTGTTACGTATGGTTTCATAATCATACGCTTGAAAGTTGCTTTCAGCAAAACTTTCGTAAACAACACTAAAGTCTTCTGCAGCGAACAAACTGCTTTGTCTTGCGCCTTGTGCCATTAGCTTATCTCACCTATATACGTTAGAAACAGTTCTTCCTCTGTTCCAGTATCGTTGTATTGCAATCTTACTTTGATATTTAAAGTATGCTCTTCTGGTTTGTTCAACAGCGTTTCAATTTCAATCCATCTAGGATCGCTGTCGATTATACGTTTAACATCTTCATATGCAGAACTTTCTGTAATACCGTCCAGTGGTTCAAATACTAAATCTGGCAGTATGCTACCAAATTCAGGATTTTGTACCCTTTCTCCTTTGCGAGTGTAAAAATGATTCATCAGGTCTCTCTTAGCCAGATCAATATCTGTCAGAGTTTTACTACCTTTAATTCTGTCTATTGTTGTATATCCGTAATATGTTGCCATACTACTATTTATAGCAAAATTAACTGCTCAGTTTATATTCTGATGGTTGTAGAGATAATATCGTTGTTATTCATATCTTTTAGCACAGTAAGTGTTCTTCCTTCTATTTTGAAGTCAAAATAGTTCTGTAATACATCTCCATTCAGCAGTACCTGTAGCTTTTCTACAGGATACATGCTGGGATTTTTTTGTATTTCAAACACATTTTCACCGCTGTACACAAACGTTTGTTCAATCAGTGTTTCGTTGTATCTATTAGATATGTCTCGCTTGATGCTTTCAGGAGTAAATGCTAAAAAATTTCTTGTTTCTGCATAATATGCAAATCTAATTCTTTTTAGTTTTTTTGAATCCATTGTAGCTAGCTCAATTTGATTCAAAGCTCTCATTTGATTGATGCCTTGTGTTCTCAAATTGATTCTAGACACTGGCTTTTCATACTGTGCTAGTCTTAGTAAAGTTGCAATCTTTCTACAGTATATTCTTTTTACCACACTGTTTTTAATCATATTAGCTACAGTATCCCAATCTCTAGCTACAATAGCATGTTTCAAGTCATATGATTCTTGCGGACCTCTGACAGTGCTGATATTTCCAAAAAACCAATTGTACATACACAGTGCATCAAATTGATTTTGAGTTATTCTAAGTAGTCCGTAATTTTTTATTGTTTGCAATGTTTGTTTGGTATTTTTAACCCATTTGATGATCCAATCGTCATATGCTTGTTGTTCAGTTTGACCCACATCTGAATTGCTAGATCCGTAGCCAACGCCATCAGCTACGTTGTATTTTAATAAACCAAGTACAACGTCTCTAACTGTGTCGCTAGAACTTATTTCCGTTACATCTATTTGTGTATCGTAAATTTCTTGATTTACAATTGTAAAATCTTTCCATTGTGTACTAAAAATTTGTTTAACAGTTGTTGCAAGTGTCATGGTGATGTTGGTCCTACTGGTCCTTGGGTACCTGATCCGGACCCTTTGGTACTTTGTTCGCTTGGGGTTTTTGTAACAGTTTTTGCTTTGTTTGTGCTAACTGGACTTGGCAATTGATAATCGCTGAGTCTACGCTGCAAATCAATGTTGGCTTGTACAGCAACTTTGTCTACTACTGGATCTTCAGCATGTCCTACCCAAGGCTCGTGCTGCGGCACTCTGTCATTGATACTTTCTTGTAGTGTAAAATGATCTGGGTGTTGTATTGTTGTTGTTTTAGTTGCGGGTCGTGCAGGAGGCCCATTGATATCAATCAAGTCTGCTGTTAGTTTCATATGTGGACCTGCACGTAGATTCATATTGAGATCTGTTGTTATTTGTAAATCTTTAGCACTGTGTAAATTAAATTCTCCAGTTGTAGTGTGCAGTTTCATACCATCTGCACCTCTAGCTTTGATTTGTACACTGTCAGCATCTACACTGAATACTTCTCCTGCATAAAAATTTATATTTTTAGCAGTGTGAACATTTAAACTCATTTCACTGTGAACATCTATGTGTCCTTCGTCGTCTAGCTGTATCCATGCATTGCCTTTTTGTGTGGTGATATAAATTATTCCCCAAGTGTCATTGATCAAAAATTGCGCACCGTCTCGACTGCGCATTCTTATCATTCTGTTTTTGCCTTCTTGTCTGCCAGGATCAGGACTTAAACTTACACCTTCTTCGTTGGCTACAGTGCCGTCGTCCATAACAAAACTGTGTCCTCCCATGCTGCTGAATCCAAACACGTTACTGGGACTTTCTCTGCGTCCACCACTACTGCCTAATCCTCTTACACTGTCATTTTTTAAACCTTGCTGTTCTATTGCTTCAAACTGTGGATGTCTATTTTTTTCTGTAGTATCGTCGTGTAATACACCACTGTCAAATGTAACGCCCAGTGTTTGATTTTCATTGATTATTTCGTTTGCAGGTAACCCTGGTATCTGTGTGTTTCTTCCGTGATCTGGTAACACACCTAACATAAATCCTTCTTGATAATCTCCTGTGAATGCAACCATTACAAATGTACCAACACTGGGAGGTTGTGAACTCATTCCAAATTCAGAACTGTATTTTCCTTCTTCCTGATGTTCCATGCCACCATATGGCAATACACGTCTTACTTTATAAAAACGCTTTCTTTCTTCAACATCTTCTTTTTCACTGATTCTGTCGTGACCAATAATTTCAACATAAATGTGACCTTGATAAGTTTCGTCTAAGTTGTGCGTAACTTTTGCTACATAGAGTCCTTTCAAAGGTCTAGTAGCAGTCATTGTATCTCGGAACTGTGCGGGTACTCCGCTGCTTTCTGCGTTTTGGTTACTGTAAGTGTTGTCTACCATATTATGATCCTACTACTATTTGTCTTAGCCATCTGGGTGCATTTGCGCTGATGTATGTTCCTGACGCAGGGTCTAGTGGTCCGCCCCAGTAGCTGAGTCCGCTGTACGCATTGTCAATATGGAAAGTATTGTCTCCCATATATCCATTGCCTGCACCAAATCCTGTAGCACCAGCTTGTTTTGCTTGTATAATAAAGTTTTGAATAATAGGCAAGTCGTTTGCATTATTTAAGCTCAGTTGTCTACCGTTGCTAAACAGTTGAACATCTGCTGCACGACCGTTGTCATGTCTGTGACTGCCTGTTCTATTAGGTCCACTTGATGGCTGTCCACCGCTGGTAACTCTAACATCAACACCAGCATTTGCACCTGCTGTGGACAAAATACTTTCTAGGCTACTGGAAATTGGTTGATTTCTTATGCCGCTCTGTGCTTGTGTAACATTACCAGTCCCGGTTCCTGATGCTGTTGGTCCTAAGTTAGGTCCACTAGGTGCTGTTCCTGGATCCCCTGTGCCTCCCCCGTCACCTGCTCCGCCATTAATTCCAGGCTGTTGTCCAACGCTGCCGGTGTTTACCAATCCAGTTTTTAATTGTTGCAAATTAAATCCTACACTGGTCATAACATCTCTAACGCTGTCCAATTCCATAGTGAACTGACCGTCTCTGTAACTAGCCATTACATTGTTTACAAAATACAATCCCATTACGCTGAAATCATAAGCCTCTAAATCAATGAGTCCTGTACTGTCTTCTGGATATGTAGGCAAGTTTATGTTTAAAAAGAAATACTGATTTCCTCTGGTATAATCTGCACCACTTGCATTGGAAAAACGTGGGCGTCCTAGCCAATAAGGATCACCTCTTACTAA